GCGTGAGTGATCGTATTCGAACCGGACGAGCATGCTGCGAACTGCTCGAGATTCGTGTTCGAGACGGTGTTACCCGAGACCGTGAAGTCACTCGCACGAGTGAGTACGATTCTCGCGTAAGAACCATAAGTAGCCTCACTGGTCACTGCAGTCCCGGTCTCACCCGGATCGGCAGTATGGAGTGCAATCCAAAGATCTGTGTTCGCATCCCAGGCAAGTGCTGTACCTACGAAAATTTGATTCAGCACTGCGGTCTCGACGGTGTTCGATAAAGACATTTATCCCCCTCAGGAATAGCTTAAAGTTGCCCGGTCATCCCAGATGTTGTCAAATAATCCATCACCGTCTGCCCATTCGACGAGAAGAACTGTTCCGGATTGCGTTAGACGCTTAATCCTCCACAGTGCAGAAGACGCTGACGTCCCGGTGAGAGATTCCCCTACGTAGGTCACAGCGGACGAAGCCTCGTCGACAAGTGTTTTCATCGGCAGGGCTCTCGTCTCGACACTCGAATCCGAGGCAGACATAGTGACTGACCCGCCGCCCCCTCCTCCGCCACCGGACGAAGTCTGAGCTTCCCATTCCATTGTCGAAGTATTGTAGATGAGGTTCTTAACCTTACCGTCCCATAGGGCATCGACTCCGCCATCACGAGTGACAATCAGAGTGGACGGAAAGTTTGGGTCTCGATTAAGCATGTGGGAATGTCCTCGGGAGTTAGCTGGCGCCCTTAGCTACATTGTCGCAATTTAGCCACGAACTTCAAGTTCTTTAACCCACATTTCGAGCTCGTCCGGAGGCTCTTCCTTAGGTCCAGCTTTCGCAGACGCCCGCTCTCCTTGCGGGAGCATTTGAACATCTTGCGCCTTCAGCACGCGCTGTCCGTCCAATCGGTCAAGGAGCACTCCGAGAAGATTCTCTCCGACGTCGAGCTTCTGCGTCGCCTTCCCGTCAAGCTTCTCCACGACCCACTTACTCATCTCTGCCTTCTCGAGCCAGTCTTTCCTGACCTGACTCAGCCCATGCACCTGCATCATCGCTGCGTCGACCATGAGATTATAAATCTCCGTGAGTGCCCGATTGTGCTGAGTCGGTGCGTCCATTAGGGCCTTATGCCAAACGGAGTTCGCGACCTCGAGGAGAGGACTCACCGTATAGGGCGAACGCTTATGCCAGAGAGGATTCGGACGCGGCGGAAGAATCAAATGCGTATCATTCGCAAGCATCGCCTGCACATTTTCAAAAACAATCTCGCCTTGTTTATTTACGATCTTCCCCCAGAACTCAGTGATCTTTACCTTCGGACGATGACTTCCGTCTGCTGTGTTCTGCCCCGTCTCTCGCGCACGACCCGCCTGCTCTTCGATGTCCGTCGTCCCCGTGGAGACGCACTTATCGATCAGCTCCGAATCAAAATCCTCATCCGCCTCTGCCATCGCATAAAGCTCATGAAGATCAATCCATGACTCCTCGACCTCGTAGAGTTTCTTCGCAGTCGGATCCGGGTAGTAGTTTTCCTGTCTTACGACCGAGAAGACGATCTCCCACGTCTTGTCGTCGATCAATTCGACCCAGCGTTTGAGGGACTTTCCGCGACCGGACTTCCGCGCGATGTATTTCGGGCGTGAGATCATCCGACCCGAGGTCTTCGAAATACAGAGCGACCCCAAGACCGCGGACTCGATCGAGTTCCCCACGTGGGAGAAGTAATTCGACCGCTCGAGCATATAATTCGTAATCCTCGTAATCTCCTCGGGCTTAATCTTCATCACGGCTTCCATGTCTGCAAACTGCGACTCAGCACTCCACCAGTCGCCGAGATCCGCAAGGGCCTGCTGAAAGAAGGCCTTCGTCTGCTCGACGGCCATACTCTGTTTCGAGAGGATCTCCTTCGACTGACCCGCCCTCTTATGACTGAAGTCGTGCCGGAGGTGGAAGGAGTCGAAATTATCCTTATTCCTCGTCATCCGGTCCGTCTTCGCCTCTTCTGCCTCGTCCCGGCACGAAGTAATCCAAGTCACAATCTCCTGCGGCTCCATTTTCGGTCCGCCTTTTGTCTCTTCCTCATTTTCCATAATTCAATTTCCCCACTTTGTGTTGCTCAGTTTGAAATCCATATGTCGGTGTTGGAATGTCCGCATACCCGCGCTCCGTTCGGTAAGTCTTAAGTCCTCCGCACAAATACTGAAGAGCATCGTGCGGATGTGAGTGCACGTCCTTGAGTGGACGGACCTTATCCGGCTCGAGATTCGAGATCGAGTCCGCATAGCGGTATCCGCCCTTGAACCCTGCCGAGAGGATCGGACAGCCCTTTTCGTAAATCACTATTTTCGGGAGGCGTCCCGAGAGTCCGACGAGACGCTCCGTCACTGCTTCGCGTCTGCGCTCCCAGTTCATTGGACCCGGACGGATCTGACGGAAGCCGCCGAGGCTCATCGCCTGAACGTAAGTCTGCTCGGTGATCTCGTTCTTCTTCAGTCCTGCCGGATCGAAGAAATTAATCGTCTGCTCGCTGAGGTCGAAGATCTGTGGGAACTGGAGCCGAATCTCCTGCGCCACGTGCGGGACGAATCGGGTCGCTCCCATTCCGGATTCGATGATCTCCCGGACGATGACAAGTTGATCCCGCTGGAGTTGTCCGATCACGACCGCAGGGGTAAGACCGGAGGAGTCCCATCCGAGAAGGAGCGGAAGCCCCTGCTCGATGTCCGGGGGCCTGTGCACGAAGTGAATCGCCGCATTGAAGTCCTCATATACAGAGCGACCCTCGAAGGAGGCCCAGCTCTTCCCGTACTCGAGATTAAACAGGTGAAGCGGGAGGGACTTCCGGAGTTCGGCCTCGAAGAGAGGATCACGCTTTGCCGGATTCGCCCTATGCGAGAGGTCGATGACCGTAAATCCGTTCTCCGGATTCGTCCAGACGTCAATCCCCTCGAGGGGCGACTTCGGCACCACGGGAGGAATTTCCGGGAAGTTCAAATCTTTATTATTTAGTTTATCAAAAACGATCTTCTTGAAGAAGCCCGGATTCCTCGTCGAGACCATGATCATTCGACCGCCGCCCTTGACTGTCGGCTCAGCCGACGCGAAGGCTGCCTCGGCCTCTTCCCAGAACGCGACCTCATCAAAGAGGAGACCGGAAAATCCGCGCTGCCTGAGCTGATTCCCCCCGCTCGGGAAACCCATAATCTTTGAATGAATCTCCGGGAACTCAAGCACCGGAGGAGACGACTGCATCTCTCCTCGCTTAAGCTTCGGCAGGAGGTCCGGTGAGATCATCTCCGGTGGAATGTGATCGAGAATAAACTTCGCCCGACTCACGAGTTCCTTCGAATCCTCTTCCTTCTTCGAGACGAAGGCCCAGCTCCGCCCTTTGTGAAAAACACAGTCCCAGAGTCCGAGCGCAATATATGTCCACGAAACGGTTAGACGACGAGACTTCGGTACTGCGATCTTCTTCCGTGCCTGCCACATCAGAGTGAGGAAACGAAGGTACTCAAGATGACACGGAAAGGGCTTAATAGGCCTCTCCTGATCAATCTCGTCATGCGTAAATACGCAATACTTAAGAAATTCCCAGGGATCCTCCCGGAATACTTTATACCGTTCGAGCGGATCTTGAGGGAGCGACGTCAAAAATTCTCCGATGTTACACCTGATGCTAATCTATTAAGAGGATTCGTTTTTAGCTTAAAGAGACCAAAAAATTAGGTCAAGGGATGGTTACCCGGGGAATGGGAAGTGCTGCGACTGCGACAGTGGATTTCTGCATTTGTTCCTGCACTCGCTCCGCGGCTTCGTTCAAACGCTTCTCGAATTGTGCGCGAGTGAGGACAAAAAGTGGATTCCCGAACTCCTGCGCAAGCGTTTTTATATAATCAGCCATGAGCATATCCGCACCGATCATGTTCGTATAAGTACGGTAAGCCTTAATAGGGAGTCCCCCTTTTGTCTTCAAAACGCGAAAGACCCCATCCATACTTACCCCCTTATTTCAGCCCTATAAAACGTGCGACCGTTAGGACTTTTTGTGTAAACGCACCGAACGTTCCGCTCTCCGTGTAATCGACGAGATCCGAATTCCAGACCGCACTTGCAAGTCCTTCCGGACTTAACTCCGTCGGCCCCCCGGCTTCCGCTTCCATAAATGCTAGCGCCGTTATGTCTACGTTCGGAGTAAGGGTGAGAGTACTCGTCGCAGTGACTGGGATAATTCCGCCCAGACTCACACTGCTCGAAAATGCCATCGCACTCGAGGCGACTGCGTCGACACCGGCAGACATGTCTGCGTTGCTCGCGGACAGTGCGAGTGAAGCTGATCCGACGAGGGCCACGATTTGATCCGCCTGAGCGTTAACTACGGTCAGGGTCAGTGCCGAGGAACCCTCGAGCGCAAGGCCCATTTTCGCGTCCGCGTCGAGCTTTACTAGATTAAAAATTGCCGGATTGTAAGAGGACATTCCGCCACTTTTAAGTGGCAGAAGCTTCGCCCCCGTATTGTAGCCGTTCGGAATGCCGGACCTGTCGTCAATCGTACTTCCATCATCGACGTACATGTTCTTAAGGAGATCTAATCGTTTCACTGCCCATGCCTCTACGCCGCCTGCAAAGATGCAAGACGCATAGCCTTGAGCGTTTAAGCGATTAGTCCTTAATGCCATTTTACCCCCATGCGAATTCTAACGATCCCGAAATAATACCACCATTCGCAGCAGCTCCCGCCGGTTGGTAAAGCAGGTTCAAACAAGCGCCGTCTTGAATCTGGGGCAAACTCGGAACTGCGCTCAGGAAGTCCATAATCACAGGCACGTTTGCCGTAGTGAGTGGAATCTCTGCGAGTGGATGACAAATAACCAAGGCCATTGTTCCGGTTGTCGCATGCGGAGTCGTAACTGTCACAGACTGCACAGACTGTACGCCCGTGTCTGTCGACTGCAGTGGCAAGAATGGACCGCGATTATTCGCGGCGGTCCCGGAGTGCGGAAAGCGACCGATACCTACTGATGCGACGAATGCGGTCGTTGCGCCAAGGGCTCGGCCCGTATCCGTTCCGCCAGTATTCTGTCTCGTGTAAGACATCGCAACTGTCGGTGCGTTCGCGCCCGAAGCCACTGTGTGAACCAGGTACATTCGGTTCCCGTTGCCATTCGTATAGCGAGTGAGTGCTGAGCCGTTCGTCAGTGACTGAAGCGAGGCCGAAGTCGATACGATGGTCGGGTAGTAAAGGAGTGAGTCAACCAAGAGAAGTGTTCCTGGGCCAGTCGTTGCAGTGTTCGCAGTAGCAACGGCTTTAAGTAAGTGCTTTGTGTCAGTCGAGACGTCGCCACCGTGATAAATCCCCCAACCTGTCGCTTCAGTCGGAATGGTCGCAGTGAGCGCCGTCCCTGCATAAGTATTCGCAACGGGTGAGCCGGAAAGAATCGACAGGTCATACCATGCGCCTGCGACATAGGAACCGTTCGCGATCGTCTTATTGAAGTCCGCGCGCCATCGCTTACCGTTCTTAGTCATTTCATTTACCAGGTCGTCTAAACTCGAAAAACCCACATTACCCCCCATGCAAGATACGTGCCGGACTAACCGACTACCTCTTACACACTGTGTAGAAGTTCGACAATGGCTAAGTGCGCGGAATCAGGTGGATCTTTGATAGTCGATCGTAGGTTGTAGATAAGTTCTACATGTCCAGGAATTGAGACATGAGTCCTTTCGCATACTTACGCTTGGCACACCACATGCATAAGTATAATAGTGTGTTGCCTCACACAGCGTTACAGCATGCTTAATCAAAATGAGAGCCCTGCGCGGAGCACCGCGGCACGGGGAACCATCGACCTTGCCCTGAATTCAGAACCCCCTCCCCACGGCCAGGGGGCCTCGGAGACGGACGTTTTGTGGTGGATCTTGCCCGTTCGGGCGCATGGCGCGTCGGACTCCTCGAGCTCACGCAACCGAACCATCTGGTTGTCTCTGTTTTGCGTAAGGCGGGCGGACGGATGCCTCTGTTGACTTTGCGGATGACGTTACTCGGACACGGGACATCTGTGGCGATACTTAAGGAGACACTTGAGTTTATGCAAAATGCGGGCGCCGTTGATCTGGATGATGTGGGCGGAGAGGTGATCGTTTCCCTTCGTTCGATGGAGTGACGTTTTTTGGCACTCCCGTCTGATTGTTCGTCACCTTTGAAGCCTGCGGAAACGTGGGCTTTTTTGGTCTTCGTCCGATTTTGACTGAAAGTTCGACACTTTCACTCGGACGAGGGACGGTGTAACACCTCGGAATCACTCAATCCGCCCTGTGGCCTAGTAGTTGCTAAGGATAAGGGTGTGCGGCGCTGATGCCGGACGGGACTGGAGTGAGGCGATGAGACAAGACATGATTCAAGCTTACAAAGACTATGCAAACGCCCTTCGTTTGGGAGACCTCTCATTAGCGCGTCTTTCTGCGCGTGAATATAATGAACTCCTCGCGGAGTTGGGCGGTCCGGAAGTTAATCCGGGTGAGCGTTACCTCTCAATGGGACAGCAGAAACGTCCCGGTGAGCAGTTTCAAGCTGTATGGGACCGTATTGCTGATGCTCTTTCCCTGTCTCAATTTAAGAAGACGATGGGACTTCGGACTTATAAGGCTAAGGCACTTTTCGTACGCGATCATGTTTCGAAGTCGAGGAAAATTCACACACTATGCAATCAATTGGTTGAATTGATTGAGGCTCATGAGACCGAGGTTCGTGAGTCCTTGATTGCGATCGGAGGAGACCGTGAGTAACTCTAAATCTAATAAGTTTACACCGGGACCTTGGACGTCCGGTCCAGCGGTCGACGAATCGAAATTCGAAATTGCAACGCAAGACGGGACGAAACGAATTGCAGTGGTGGACATGCATGCGTATGAGACGACCAAAACGAACGCGGCTCTAATCGCCGCGGCGCCGGAATGTATCGACATGCTTATTAGGGTACTCAAGGCAATGCCAAGAGACCTTAGCTTAGACGGCTTACAGCTTGAGTCGGACATTACGGAACTGATTCGAAAAGCAACGGGCGGTGCCGAGCATCGATGCATAGAATGTGGCGTACGGATGCCGGATACTGAGAATAAAACGTGTGACGTATGTCACGAAGGCGGTGCCGAGTGAAACCCGAACTCAAATTCCTCCTCCGCCCATCGTACGGGAAGAATCGATTCTACCCCGTGAATGAAGCAGCACGGATTCTCGTCGAGGTCGTCTGCGCTCGCCGCTGCTTCGAGCTTCTCGAAGTCTCGGCACTCCAGGCGGCAGGATTCCCAGTCGAAGTTGACACGAGTCTGCGTCCCGGTGCGGACGGAAAGGTCGGTTCTAAATGGTAACGCACGTTTATACATCGCTTGACCTTGGAGACCTCGGAACGCATGAGGCCCTTGCGGTTGGTTCCGTTGAGTGGACTCGAACTGGTCCCGTCGGCTCCGATGAGGGACACTATAAAGTCACGCTCTCGCGAGTGACGGTCTCGGTGCAGCTTGGCACTGCCTGCACGGTCCCGGTCCTCGATGTAACTCACTGTCTTTCGCCTGCGGCTCGTGCCTCCCTCGAAGAGGAGCTCGAGACGGAACGCATCCGGTTGGATGAAGGAGTTAGGTTATGAAGTCAGTCATTGTGCTCTTCTTAGCCCTAGGTCTCTCGGCCTGTGCTCCGTCCGGTGAGGACGATGCATATGCATGCATGAATGCGGACCTGCCTTCGGCAAAGGGAACTCCGACGATCCTCGTGATCGGTGATTCGATTTCGCTCGGATACACGCCGGTCCTGATCGAAGCGCTCCCTGCGTTCGATGTCGTGCATAATCCGTGCAATGCGAGAAACTCGCGTCTCACGGCGCAGAATCTTGGACGTTGGCTCGCGTCTCGTGCGCAGTTCGAGGCAATCACCTTTAATAATGGAATCTGGGACGTAACGGACGAACTCTGGACCTCGGAGGCAGAGTATGAGGCAAACCTCACCTTCGTGGCTCGGGCGATTAAGGCGAAGACGACACGTCCACTCTTCGTACTCACGACGAAGATTCCACCCGGTGCGATTGGCGGACGCTCGGACACGAATGCGGTCCGAAGGAACGACATCGCACTTCGAGTGATGAGCGCGGAGGGCATTCCGGTCGTCGACCTCCATACGGTGAGTGCGGGACTCGATGCGTATCGATGGGCGCCGAATGATGTGCACTTTCATGAGGAGGGCTCGGAAATTCTAGCCGATGTGATCCTCTCTTCCCTCGATGGACTTTACGGTATTCGCTAAGTGGCCCGGACTAAGTAAACAAAAACAGCCCTAGGGATCTTAATCCCGGAGGATGAAATGAAAACGAACATGAATGTTACGGAATTGAAAACGGAAATTGAACTCAGGGAGAGGATTCGTGCGGCCTTCGAGCGCATGGTCGGAACCGCAGGGCAGACGAACTTCGCCCCTGAGATCGAACGTCTGATCGAAATCCGGAGGGAACTCGACGCACGGAAAGCACTGTATGAGGAGTTCGATCGGATCGTCCTCAGTCTCGCAGGTCGCGGATTTACCTACATTGATCTGCCAGAGGAACGAGTCGAGCTCGTGGATAATTTCAAGGGGAAGAATACGGGCTGGACCGCAGCCGCGGTGAAGCGCTTCGATCTGCGAATTGAGACGCACGAGAAACGGATAAAGAGAGAGGCGAAGGAGAAGAAGAATGGATAAGCGAACAATCTACCTCATCGCAGCAGTCGAGGCCCTCGTCGTCCTCGCATTTTGCATCGGGGCGTCCTTCGCAGTGCGCGGAGGAATCTCCCTCGGGAAAGAGGGAGTCCGCTTCGTGAAGGAACTCCGTCAGGGAGAGAAGAAATGAAAACGACGAATCAACCCTGTCCGCGACGCTTAGCGAGCTCGGACTCTTGCTTACGCTCCATGGCCTTCCTGCGTAAATATTCGTCTCGGTCCTCAACGGGCTGGAATCCGGCCTTGAGCATGTCGACGAAAGTCAGGTTCTCATCGTCCGCCGGTCGCTTCGTTCGCGGTTTGTTCATCACATTTGCCATGGTCTCTCTCCTTAGTGTCCTAGGGGGTTTAATCCTCGCAGTCGAACGGAAATTCGATCCGCGTCCCCTCTTTATTATGCTGATGCGAAGCGCGGAGGGCAAGTCCACCTCGTGCCTCGACCTTCCCGAGGACGTGTGGCGTTCGATTCCCGCATGTCGGGGAGAGTTCGACGAAACGGAAAAATAATCCCAACGCCCGGTTCCACTTCGGGTCGGACGGTTGACTCCGGTGAGAGCGGTGTTACACCATTGATCAACGAAGCAAGCCGAACTGCGGAAGTTCGAGCGAACCAGGAGGACATGTGGGGGGATTTGACGATGCGGCAATCGACCGTCTCGAAGACGAAGCACGCGAGGACGAGGTGAGCATGTATTCGACCGAGGTCTCTCATCTGAGGGAACTCTGCGAGGACCGAGCGAGACAGCTCAGTGCGGCAGAGACCGCAGTCAGGGAACTCGAAGGGCGAATGCTCGAGCTTCACAACCGCTTGAAGTACTACGGCGACATAGTGACGATTGATCAGCTAGGGGAGATCCTGAAGCTCACAACGAATGCGAGGAAGACACTTGAGTAAGACACATGGAGATCAGAAGTTTGATTCGGACATCGGCGCTAAGGCGACGGTGGAGCACCATGCGATTGAGAATAATCCGGACGTCGAGGCGCTTCGCGCAGTCCTCTCGGACATCGGAACGGACCTTCAGCGAATCGGGGCGGCGCCTAAGGGAATGAAGTACATGGGCTCCTTCTCGGTGCATGTGTATTCGGCGGAAGGACTGAAGGGGAATTATGCCTTTGCGAGCCTCTGCCACACCGGCGATACGTTCTTCAAGCTCGCCGAGGCGGCGGGGATGAAACTCTCCGGAGATATCCAGAACATGTACCGAGGATCGATGCAGAAGCTCCGGTCGGGATTTGCCTCAGGTGGAGGGAATCCGTGACGAGTGTGAAGTTTTGTTACTGCCAAGGCTGCGGACTTGCGACTCCGATTAGGCACTCACGGTCGGTGAAACGGGAGACGAAGAGAGTCTGGCAATGGAGATACAAGGGCGCGGGGCAGAAGCACTGGAAGGTCGCAAGCTCCCTCCTTACGGAGGACGAAGTGACCGAGTACTACGACCTCGGAGAGTGCGACGTGGAGAAGCTCTCCGGACCCTTTGAGGTAACGATATGAGCGAAGACGCAGGGAAGAAGAAACAGAAACCGAAGAAGGGCCGGGTCGTAAGGCTCAATCCGGATCTCATCACGATCATCTCGGAAGAGCAGAAGGATGAGGAGACCGTTTCGGATACGGTCCGTCGGCTCCTCGGTCTGACCGGGGAGATCAACTACGTCCTTCCGTCGGACATTCATCGTTCCGTTGAGGACGCCCGCGGAGCAGCCGTACTCAGGGCAGTCAGAGCGAAGCAGAAGAAGGCCGAGCGTCCCGTTCCGGTGAGGCCAGTGAAGTGAGCCCGGACGACGAGATTCCTCTCCTCTCGGGGAAGCCCCTCGGAGAGTTCACTCCAGGTGAGTTCAAGGAGCACGTCCGGGGGCTCTTCCGGAAGAAACCTCCGAAGGCCGGAGGGAAAGGGAAGAAAAGACTTCGAGACCGCAGCGTCAAGGGACGAATCCTGAAGAGCGGAAAGATCTCCGTCACTACGACGAGAGATCCGAAGTACGTGAGTCCTGAGGAATTCTCCGCTCTGTCGAAGACACTCGAGCGGGGAGAGAATGAAATCTTCCTCGCCGTCCGGAAGGGTGGACTACAGATACTGAATCACGAGGAGGCGGAGGAGATCAGGAAGAGGATCGGAGAGATCCCCTTCTAGCGAAAGATTAAACAACGGGGAAGAAGCAGCGAGGGGAGGCACGAAGTGCCTAAGGGGAAGGGACGGCCTCAACCGCCGGGTTCGCGTGTGCGGACAGATATGATGGATTTCTACGGGGTGAACTCACTCGCTGAGGTGAATAAGTCGAGGAAGGCAATGGGACTTCCTCCGATCAGGCCGAAGAAGAGGAAGTGCCTTCGGTGTGATGCGGAGTTCACGAGTCAGGACTCCGGGCACAGGATGTGTACGCTGTGCCGGATTAATACTAGGATGGATGTTGATGCGGATTAAGGAAGAAGAGCGCAGAGCCGGCGAGGCTTGGACTCGGGAGTTTTTGGAGGGGGTGGAGTGAATGGCTTGGATTTATTTAGCGGCATCGGAGGACTTAGTTTCGCACTCAGCGAATGGGTCAAGCCCATCGCCTATTGCGAAAGTGAGCGATACGCGCAGTCAGTTTTATTATCAAGAATGGCTGAAGGGAAAATCGGGATTGCCCCCATCTTTGACGACGTTCGAAGTCTCAACGGCAGAGAGTTACCAAGGGTCGACATCGTTTATGGTGGATTCCCCTGCCAGGACATCAGCGCAGCAGGCCGCGGTGAAGGCTTGGCGGGAGAGCGAAGCGGACTTTATTTCGAAATCGAAAGACTTATCCAAGAAACAAAACCAACTTTCGTGTTCCTTGAAAACGTCCCTGCAATCCGGACACGCGGACTTGGACGTGTGGTGTGGGGACTTTCCGAGCTCGGGTATGATTGTCGGTGGACAGTTGTATCTGCCCAAGAAGTTGGCGCCCCTCACATTCGCAAACGATGGTTCCTTCTTGCCCACTCCAACGGCATGCAACTACGGGAAGAACAACGGTCGAAACACGGTCAACGCGCGCGATCGCTACAGTCTGACGACGCTAGCGCGACACAACCTTTGGCCGACACCGCGGGCAAACGATGCAGAAAAACGGGGCAACTTCGATACGAACAATCCGAGGAACGGGCTCCCGGCGGCGGCGAAAAGATCCCAAGACCAAGTTGGTGGGCAACTGAACCCAACGTGGGTCGAGTGGCTGATGGGGTACCCAATAGAGTGGACCGTTTGCGCGGACTGGGCAACGCAGTGGTTCCGCTCCAAGCGCAAGTCGCGTTCAAAAGATTGTGTGGCCTAGCATGACCATCAGCTTCGAAATCCCCGGACTCCCACTCATGACCAACACTTCCCGTGTGCATTGGCGGAAGCTTTACAAGGAACGTGCGAAGTGGAAGGGCCTTGTCGGGAACGCGGTGCTCTTGGCCGATGAGCGGCGCGCGGCTGAACGCAAGCCCCTCACACGGGCGCGAGTGACCATCACACGTTGCTCGTCAACAGAGCCCGATTACGACGGTTTGGTGAGTGGTGGAAAAGCGCTGCTTGATGGCTTAGTTGAAGCGGGCGTCATCGTTGACGACAAAGTGAGTGTGATTGGCCAGCCGGTTTATCTCTGGGAAAAAGCGAAGCCCGGCAAAGGCAAAGTGAAAGTTAGAGTTGAGAGTATTGAATAACCGCCCTCACGGCTCAAAGCAAACCGCTCTATAAGGCGACTTGCGTGAATATGTGGGCCGTGGGGGATTAAATGAAAGAGGAAATAAGAATGATCGAAGCACTGAAAGAAGTTCTAACCATAATCGAAAAGCTGCCGCATATGGCGCTTTGGATTTTAGCGGGCTTGTTGTTCTACAAGATAGTGATCATTGGAAGCTGGTTCGGCATTGCGAAGCTTTTAATCGAGAGGCTTCATTCGTTTGCGATGGCGTTCAGATTAAAGCCTAAACAACTGTCTATCGCGGACATGGTAATCGACGGAATCCACGAGGACGAGATACGCGACTTGTTGCGATCTACACCCCTCCAGCGTGATCTCCTTTTCGTTCATCGCAATCATATCGAATGGATCAAGACGGCAATTCAAGAGAAGAAACTTCGACACAATGAAGAACTAAAAAAGGAGCAAACCAAATGAGCAACAACAAGCGTCCACCAAAGGAGCTGGCGAAATACGTGATCGAAGTGACCGAGAAAACGAAAGCGCACACGCGCCAAACATTTCTCTATGGCAAAACGCAGAAAGATTTACGTGAGCGATCCAAGGATTTGCCTGGCGTGAAGCGCCTGTTCTTGGTCAGCTATGACTACTACGGCGAGGTAAAATGAGCGACCTAATCACCCAGCTCGCGGAGGTTTTGGTTTTCAGGCGACGAGACAAATTTCAAGAAGTACTTAGTGAATATGACATGGGGCAAGCCGAAGAGAGTGCTCGTCTTCAACCCCTGCACAAGCTGCTCGTTGAGTTGGCGAGTGCGGCTGATCGCTTGGGCAATTGTTGCGCTGAGTTCGACGACCTACACTATTGTGCGGAATATTTTCAGGCGCTAGACGATAAGGTCCAAGCCCTCCGCACGCAGCTTTCGAAGGAGGGTGTGTGACTGACTGGGAAGTAGGACAAGACCTTTGTTTCTTATCCGACGAAATTGCAGAGCGCATGGCGGACATGAAAGAATCGCATCCGAAAGTTTATTGGATGCTTGACGATATTCGCCGAACAATTGGCGACACGTTCAATCGTGATCCGTTTAGAACGTCACATAAGTTCGGACTCGCTTCACATGACGAGTGTGGTCCGCCAACCCCCGGCGATGGATGAGAGGGATGAGAGGGATGAGTGGAAGTTTATATTCCTAAATTAGTCGACGGCACTGACGATCAATACAAAATCTACACTGACAATCGCGGGACTATGCTTTGTGGCGATCAACTCGATGAAGAGTTCGTGAAGCTTTACGCTGTGATTGAAGCAATCGATTCGTGCGAGGGCGACATTGATTTTTTAAAGTTCAAGCTAAGCAAACTCGCGGGAGGTGAGGGATGAGTATCCTAAACTTCTGGCGAAAGCGCCCGACGAAAACTCCTCCGACCGCAAGCGTTAACAGTTCCCCAACCAAACCGGACCGGGACAAACTCATCGGATGCAATCTTTCGTAACGCGAAACGAGCCGCCTTTCCGACCGGGCACTGAGATCGAAAAGACTCACGTCGCCCTCGTCTTCAATTCCGGCGGAATCGGAGACTACATCAACTGGGTGCCTGCGATTCGTCACGCAGTCGAAACGAATCCGCACATCAACGGATTCATCGTCTCCCCTCCTTGGTTCTTCGATCTCGCAAGCCTCTGGCTCTCGGATCTCGCCCCCCGCTTCCGTCTCCTCATGAGTGAGCAGTGGGAGAAGGAGGGACTCATCCGGAAATTCCCAACGATCGCTCCGCAGCGGAATCAATTCGCGAACGCGACCGGTTTCTCGCTTCGGCAACTCGGCTTCATTTACTACTCGCAGATCGATTACGTCCCGAAGGGATACGAACATCCACCCCTCATTCGAGGAGACGAAGCGGACGTTTCAGCGTTCGGACTTCCGGAGCGCTACGCAGTCGTCACTCCCTGGGCGACGCACGAGAACCGAAGGCTCACTCCGGAGGCGGTCAACGAACTCACGGCACATCTCCTCTCCGAGGGAACAACTCCAGTCTTCCTCGGTCGTGCCTTCCTCGCACATGATCACCAAATGGAAAGGCCCTCAGGTCTTTCCCTCGACGGAGTCATTGACCTCAGCGACCGGACTTCGCTCCGAGAAGCAGCGGTCATCCTTTCCGGAGCGCGGGCCGTCATCGGCCTCGACAACGGACTCCTTCATCTCGCCGCCTGCTCCGGAGTCCCTCTCGTCTTTGCCTTTACAACGGTTGATCCGAGGCTCCGAATGCCACTCCGAAGGGACGGAGCACGGACAGTCGTACTCACCCCGCCGAAGGAACTCGCTTGCCGTTTCTGCACACAGATCCGCTACCTCATCGGACATGACTTTAAGAACTGCATGTACAGGGACAATCTCTGTACGAAATTCATCACCGGCCCGGAGTTGATCCGTGCCTATAAGGAGCTACACAAATGAAGATGACACTCGAACTCCTCTTCAACTGCCCGGACGATATCAGGCCTCACCTCGAGCGAGTCTTCGCGGGTGAGTACAACGTCAGAGAATTCATCATCCCCGGTCCTCGCGTCATCGACCTCGGTGCGAACTGCGGATCCTTCTCCCTCTGGGCAATTCACAAATGGCCCGGTGCGAAGGTCTCGGCTTACGAACCGCACCCGAAGACATTCGAGTACCTCACGCAGAATGCGAAGCCCTACGGAGAAATGATCACGTGTCACAATTACGGAATCGGAACGCCGGGAATGCGCGTTCTCGGAGAAGGGAAGAACAATTGCGGTGAATCCTCCTTCCACCGAATTCAGGACAATCCACATCCGAACGGGGTCCACTGCGAAGTGCGCTCCCCCCTCGACCTTCCCGAAGCAGACATCATTAAGCTCGATATTGAAGGATGCGAACTCGAAGTTCTCGAACCCCTGATCAACGGAGGACGGAAGTTCCTCCTCATCATGCTCGAATACCATAACAACTACCTGCGGCGGGAGATCGACAAACTCCTCGAGAAGGATTACGAACTCATCGGATCTGAGGTCCAGCACATCGGCGGTCGTGGCGTCGTGAAGTACGCGCATCGCTCAATCCTCCCGGAGTTCAAATGAAACTCGTAATCTCAACCCCATGCTTCGGCGGTCAGCTCTTCCGCGGTTACGCAGGAGCCCTCATGCAGGCGAAGGAACTCGCAGTCGCGGAAGGAATCGTGAACAGTGCCACGTTCTTTGGCAGGGCTCCGAATCACTCATTCCGAGAGCCCGGAACCGAGACGCCATGTACCTCCTCGAGTCAGGCTTCGACAAACTTCTCTCAATCGATGCGGACATCGAGTTCTCCTACGAGGACTTCAAACGGATCATCACTTCGGAGAAGGACATCGTCGGAGGGATTTACCCGATCAAATCCTTCCCGGTCGTTGCGAACTTCAATCCGCTCCCAGCGCAGCGTGCAAAGTACTTTAAATCAAACCGTGGAATGGACCTCCTCGCTCTTGAGGAGTTCGCACGGGAGTGCGCGGATCCCGAGACGGGGGAGGCGGAAGTCTACCACGTCCCGACGGGCTTCATGTGTGTAACTCAAAAGGTCTTCGCGGCCCTCAGTCACACGGTCGACGTTTACCGGACCTTCGACCCAAGTCGCGGAGAGGTGAAGGGATTCTTTGAATTCTATCCGGTTGGTGTCCGGGGCGAGGAATACCTCTCGGAGGACTGGTATTTTTGTCGTCTGGCCGCCGAAGCAGGCTTTCCGATTTACGTAAACACAAAAGTAAGACTCGGACATGCTGGATTGCATGTGTACAAGCTTGGACAGGTTTATGGAGAGGTGTGACGAAGAGTGGAGATGGGTTCCGGGGTATGAGAATCGCTACTCAGTCTCTGCCGACGGGAGGGTAAAGAGCCATCGTCGGGCAGTACGCGAATTAAAGCCGTGGTCAAACTGGAATAATTATTTACTCGTACAATTGCGAGGCAAGGGAATGCTCGTTCACCGCATCGTCGCCTTGGCCTTTCATGGCCCCTGCCCGCCGGGGATGGAGTGCTGTCACCTTAACGGAAAAAAGCAGGATAACAGGGCTGTAAACTTAGCCTATGCGACCCGAAAAGAGAACCACGCCCATAAACATAGACACGGCACCGCTCAACGGGGCGAAAAAAGCAATGGAGCTCTCCTCACCGACGATGCAGTAAGGGATATCCGACGGGCGATTATCCAAGGCTTCAGTATGGCCGAACTGGGACGTAAATACGGTGTTTCGCATTCTACGGTATGGCTTGTTGTTAAAGGGAAGACGTGGAAGCACGTGATTGACGAGACCCCGAAACCGGGCGAGGATTAAGGGACGAACGACTAAGGGGGACCCATGGCAGCATTTGACCGTATCGCAACACGTAAATACGAAACTGTCGCAGCAGGACAGAGTGATCAAGCCATGGGCGCAACGGGAAAGGCCGGAGACATCTTCGAGACACTCGTCGTCACGGTCGCAACTGCAGCTTCCGGAACCTGCTCCATCAAGGACGGAGGCGGCTCCGCAATCCCTCTGACCGCAGCAAACACCCCAATCGGAGTCTACATCATCAACCTCGGGATTAAATCAACCGCAGGTGCATGGTCTGTCACTACAGGTGCAGGTGCCACGGCGCTCGGCATCGGTCAATTTAGCTAAGAACTCATCGCGCACACGATTAATGTTTAGTCGTCTTCGGGTCCATGGCGATATCAGAGGAGCGAAGAGCCTCCTTCGCGTACGCTTCAACCTCGAGAAGAAACTCTTCCATACACACTCGCCGTCCGCTTCGCGAAGAATAAGTGAGCCGTATGGCGGTCCCATCGTCTGTCTCCTCAATCATCAGGACTACGTCCTCTTCATTCTCTAGTGGCATGAATTAAGGTACCGCGTCTGGGAGTTCGGTCAATCCATTCGGAGCGAAAGATATCCCACGATAAAATGCAGGGATCTTCGACAGGTCGACAAAGTCTAGAGTATAATCCCCGGTCTCCGTGTCCCACTCAACGAGAGTGCATCCGACGACCCAGCGATCTTTCGACCCGCGGTAATCGAACACCGAACGAGACTTGTCACCGAGCCATCCAAGTACATATGCTTTATTCGTGATCGGCTCCGGACCAAACTTCTTATGCGAGGAGACTTGATATGTGTGGCAGTGACCTGTCGCTATGTCGATGTAGGAGTGTTCTGCGGTCGCCTTCGCCGGGTTCGCGCCCCCACCGAGTGGCTCGTGTCTCAGGTACAGGTTCGATTCGGCGAGGCGGACGAGTTGATCCGGTCCGTAAGGGACGAATTTCCAGTGCGGCCTCTCATCAAACTTCAAAATCTTCGGGCAGTCGATAAGTCCCCACATCTGAGGAGCGACGTCCCGAATGTAACGAAAGAATCTGTAGCAATGATTTCCCTCGATGAGAGTTGTAGGGACCCCGGGAAAGCGCTCCTGAAGTTCGTCGAACCGTTTGTTGATGTAGTCGATCTCCGCCGGAAAGGGGATCGATTCGCCAGGATGTCTCGGATGAGTCGAAACTCCGAGGAACTCCCCGATATCACCGTTCAGAAAGAGGCGATCGATTCCGAAGTGCTCGAAGAGCTTAAGGGCAATTTCATACCGCTGCCGATCTTCGAAGGGAAAGTGAACATCGTTGAGGATACCGGCGCGTTTAATTGCCACAGTTCATGATGTATTGGGCGGGACTTCCGGACTACTGACCGAGAGTCTAGTTCTCTTCCACTCTGGCTAAATAAACCAAACCATGAGGAGGACGAGTACGATGAGAAGTATGTCGGCGGCGATGATGAAGTCAGGTCCCTCGAACATCAGGTGAGACCATTGAGGAACTTCTGATAGTAACCGGCGATCTGCTCCGCGCAGTCCGTTCCGTTAATAATTCGTCGTGCTCCGACAGGATCATCCTTCGTCCCACTGAAGTAATCAGAGAGTTTCTTCCCGGTGAAGATTCCCTTTGTCATTCCGTCAATCATGATATGTGCTGCGAAGTCTGGATCGAGTGCCTTCTCGGGCTCCGACGCAATCCCGTATTTCTCGTAATTCGACTTCCAAGTGAGCTGCACGTACCCGCGACCATAGTAAGGCCAGTAGTCCTTCGACCGGAGATACTTCTCTCCCCCGTATTCGGAGACCGGCTCAAACGTGAAGGCAGTCTCGTGCCACGCGGTCGCGAGGGCGTAAGCGAGCCAGCGGACGTCGGTGAGTCCCGAGGCCCTCCACTTATTCACAATGAAGTCATACCCCTTCTGCTGAGAAGGGCTGAGTCCGATCGTCGGAAGCTTGAGCTTCGTAAACAAGAATCCTACGTCATACTTTGCAAGTTCCGCTCGGGTCTTCACTCCCGGTTCACCGTCAACGACGAGTTTCGCCCCGAGAATATTAAGTTCCTTCTGCAGTTTTTTTACGAACTCTAAATAAGTCATGGTTGTTTTTCCTTTTCTCTTCTGTCCCATTCAGCATTGCCTGCTTCGAGTTGATCTTCCGCCGCTTCGAATCGTGACTTCGCACGTTCGACACCCGCCGCACGGAGAATCTGTGCGAGCTTAATCAGAAGGGAGCGGCTCTCAGCGTCTTGCGCCTTTACCGAAATAAATTGATCGATCAGCCATAAGGCGATCGGAACGAGGACTGTGAGTATTGTCGTCAACATCCGGCCCCCTACTTCATTGGCGGAACGTCGGTGTATCCGACCGTGGTTAGCCGAAACGACATCCGCTTGCCGTTTGGTGCTCTTTGATTACTGACGAACGTGTAAACGCATTCATCGGCTGGCATTTTAAACACGTAAGTGGTCTCATCACCCTTGTGTGGTTTCATCACGTCACAAAGCTCGCTTGTGGGTTTGCCCATTTGAACAACCGGCACGTTGAATACGATTCGCTGGAATAGCCCTGCAGCAGATTCGCAAATGTCGACGCCCTTGAGTTGAGAGAACTCACCGTTGCAACTAAGGTCCGCGATGAGTGAGAACTCCTCACGAGAGTCCATGAACTCAATGAGCGCCTGCCCGTTGCGCCGTTTCTTTTCCTCGAGCACTTCGATCTTAAGTCCACATGAGTTGACGTCGTCGAGCCCGTAGGCCGTATCGAACGTGAAGTCCACATAGGGCGTATCCTTCCTAAACCAACCATTATCGATTCCACCCACTGCGGGCTTATCGATCACTTGTTCCTGAGAACAAGTCCGCCACATGATGCGGTCGACCTTGCCGGGTGGGTAGACGCGGACGCGATTCGTGCCGAGACGAGGAGCAACGCCGACGCCGAAGACGCGCACACCATTGATGTCCACATAAAGATCATGACGGTAAACGTCCGACTCTTTTAAGTCGGGAAGTTCCCGGTAATGAAAGAGCGAGCAGCCCGTAAGGGCCGCCGTAAGGAGGACCCACACGAGTGCTTTCATTTTACTTAAGTGCCTTTGCGATATCTGCTGCGAGAAGACCGTACAGGTTGAAAGCTTCCTTCAACTTTGCTTCCTCGTCGAGTTGATCCCAGCCTTCGATTGCAGCCATGAGACCGCCGAGCGAACCGGCCATGATCTCAGTCACGGGCTTCTTCGCTTTGATGTCGAGAAGAAGTTGAGCGATGAACAAACGGATGTCGTTCATTTCCTTCGGAACTTCGAGTTCCACTTTCACTAATGCCATTGATGCCCCCTAGGTTGAGAATTCAGTGTAGGTGCTTGAGAGGAGAGGGACAAAGCAGACGAGACTAGACTGGACCTTAGTCCTGCCTCTCTAGCTTCACGACACGCGCGACAAGGAGTGCATGTTGCTCAGTCAGATGATTATCCCGTTCGAGTGATTGCTTGTTATTCTCCGCAAGTGCCTTTGCGACATTGTTGATTGATTCAATAATCCCGGAGAATCCCTGCTTCACCTTCTTGTCATGAATTCGTTCGGCGACTGCGAGGGCGAGAGCCCAGAACATTACCTTCGACCATGCGACTTCCATTATCCATTGCGAAACCGCGCTGCTTCCAACTAGCTGTAGGATTGCATCCATCCGTGGGCACTCTCCGTAGTGTATTGATTCAGTATGCCAATTTTTACCCAGTGCGTGCAAAGATTTCTCCTTGCCCCTCGGTGTAACCCGGTCTAATCCTGAAGAGGTCGATTAAATCAATCTTGGGGGAAATCATCTATGACTATCGTCGTGCCGGAGTCTTTTGACTCGGTAATCTTGCCACGTGCTGAAGTGAAGGAAATGCTGACTTGGCGGAAGCTTGAGGATGGACGTTTTCACGCCAAGATCAATTCCTCCTCCCTGTCCGTAATTCAGGAATGTGCGCGGAAAACAAAATACTCACTCGTCGAAAAGTGGCGTCCCTCAACCGAATCCTTTGCCACTATTTTCGGAAGTGGCATCCATAGTGCCCTTGAGGTTTTTTATCAGGGCGATCCGGAAGAACGTGTCGTCCCGAAGCTCGAACACCTGGAGCTCCTCGTCTATGGGCACAAACCGCCCCCTACGAATAATGATCTCGTGTTTCGTGCGGTCGCTGCATTCCTTGAGCGTGCAAAGATTCTCGCACCGCTTCCGGAATCAGATAAGCGCTCCCTCCAGAATGGTGTCTGGATTCTTCATGAGTATTTCAAGACATATGCTGACGATCCTTACTTGATCTACCGCGATGACAAAGGACCTTTCGTAGAGCGTGGATTTACTTTTCGCCTGTACGAAGACAAGGAATTTGTAATCGATTACTTCGGAACCATCGATGCAGTTAAGCAGCATAGCGGGACGGGAGAAATAATTTGCGTCGATTACAAGACGACTTCCTTCCTCTCCGGATACGGCGATAACAGTGGATTTCTGGACAAAGATAAACCAAACAGCCAATACACCGGATACTTGATGGGTCTCCGCGAAGCCTTCGGGATAAGTGTTGAAACTTTTGTGATCGATATCATTGAAGTTAAAGCGAAGCCGAAGACTGCACGCGGAAAGGGTGTTTCATTTCCTCGTCAGATCACTAAACGCTACGAAGAGGATTTCGATGAGTTCCGTGAATCCGTAGTGGAATACGTTCGTCGCTTTGCCTATTCGACGGAACAAAACGTGTGGCCAATCGGTCCGACTTCCTCGTGCAATCTTTGGGGGGCCTGTCCTTATAAACAAGTTTGTGCGAGTCCGAAATCGATGAGAGAAACGATTCTACGGAATAAGTTCGTAGGCCCGCAATGAGAACAGGACGTCCTCCGATCGTAAAGGATAAACATTTCATTCTCGAGCGCAGTCGAACCGCAAAGGCAGGCTGCCGAGAATGGACGGGTATCATCCGCCCGGATGGTTATGGAAAGACCGCTTCGTGTGGGAAGCAGTATCTCGCGCATCGCCTGGCCTTCTGTATATGGACGGGAATGTCGATGGAATCGGAACTTCTCGTGCTGCATAAGTGCAATAACAAACGTTGCGTAAACATAAAGCATTTATATGCGGGCACACAGTACGAGAATGTACAGGATTACATTCGCATCGGGATTCGTCCACGCTTGGGCTGCCGACGCGGAGAACGAAATAATAATCACAAACTTACCCGAGCACAATGCAGCAAAATAAAAACACTGCTCGCACAAGGAGAATCCGTTGCGGCGCTCAGCAAGCGCTTCAGTGTTTCTTGTCGGCCTATCTATGCAATAAAAAACAATCAACACTGGAGTACTAAATGAAACTAAGCGAAATTCAAAACTCGGAGCACATTAAAGTCCTCGTCTGCGGACCTCCCGGAACGACGAAGACTTGCTTCGCAGTGGGCTTCCCTTATCCGATGCTCGTTCTCGACTTCGACGGGAAAGTAAACTCTGCGGCCCGGTGGTACGAGAACGATAAAGCACGTCTCGACGGAATCGACGTACGCAGGCTCGAGAAGCGTCTCGACGGATCGGATCCGGTCGCAGAGCTAAACAAGATCATCAACGAGGAACTCATCCCGCAGCAGAAGTTGGGAGAGATGAAATACAAGACTCTCGTCATCGACTCGGTCACGACCTTCTCCTCCGCCGTCCTCGCGCACATCGTGAAGACGAATCCGGGAGTGAAGCGCGTCGCCTCGGCGCAAGGAGTTCAAGCGGGAATGCAAGATTTCGGAATCCTCAAGCGCGAGTTCGCCCGACTAATCCCGGGTCTCCTCAGCCTCCCGATGAATGTCGTCATGACGGCGCACATTAAGACGGACCGATCCGAGCTCACCGGAGAGATCATTCGCTCTCCGATCATGGACGGATCCTTCGCGCAGGAGCTTCCGATCTACTTCGAAGAGGTTTATAGGGTTTTTCTCAAAGACGGGAAGCCCTTCGCTCAGACGAAGTCGGACGCTTACTATGACTTCTGTCGTAGTCAGATTCCGCGACTCCCGAATCCGGTCGAACTTAAGTACGAAGAGTTAACTAAAAAACGATAAACCAGGGCTTCGAGCCCACTAACAAGGAGATAAGCAAATGTTAATCACTCCAGATTTCAGCGAAATCAAAGAGGACGTCACAGCCGGGACCTACAAGGTCATGGTCAAGAAGGGCGAAGTGAAAGAGTGGCCGAATGGCGGTCAGTACGTGAACTGGGAACTTGAGACTTTCGGGGAAGCGGAGCCGAAGAACAACGGACGCCGCATCTTCCATAAGACTTCAGTCTCCGGCAAAGGTGCCTTCATGCTTCAGCAGTTCTACCGTGCAGCAGTCGGTGCGGCGCTCTCCGGAGCTTTCGACACTGAGCAGCTCGTAGGGAAGCAACTCGCAGTGACTGTCGTTGACGGAATCCGCAACGGTGAGCCCACTGGCTATACTGAAGTCAAACGCGTCGCTCCCGTTTCAGCTTAAGAAGTACTAAACAACATCCGAAGAGAGTGCGCCCGTGAGTATGGATACTGACTTTTCTCCCAAGACTAATCAACTTCCCCTTGCGGGCGCGCACTCGACTTTAATCAAACTCGTTCTCGACCGGGCGCACACACAGGCGCCCGATCACTTCGGATGCCTCTCCGGATGGCAGTGGGAGTCCCTTCGCGGGAAACTCCTTCGCGCGGGGATTGATCCGACCGCAATCCAGATTACGACTCTCGACCGAATGGCTCCTCCAAATCCTGCGGACATTATCGTAGGCTTCGGAGAATCCGTTCTCCGCTCGCTCACGAGTAGACGCTCGGTTGATAAGTGGCACCTCAGTCCGCTCCGTACGGAGTCAGGCGCTCTCTTCCTCCCGACCTTCGATCTCGCTCGAGCGAACGCACAGTACGAATGCAATCTATATCAAGAAATGGCGCTCCGGCGTGCGAGGGAGTTCTCCATCGCTCCCCCACAGCCGCACGCGGAGCGCTTCCTTCTCAACCCGCCACTGGAGGAAACTTATGCGGTCCTCGACCGACTCCGAACTGCTTCCGACATCGCAATCGACGTCGAGACCGGATACGGACAGATTAATACTGTTGGCTTCGCTTGGTCTCCCTCTGATGCTATTGCAATCAATGTCCTTCCGGAGAGATGCAGTGACGATAATTACTTCGAACTCTGGAAGCGCATACAAGCTGTACTCGAGTCTCCTGCGCGGAAAATCCTGCAGAATTTTATGTATGACACGAGTTACTTCTCCGCCTATGGACTGAGAACTCGGGGCGAGATCTACGATACGATGCATGCAATGCGAGTCCTCTGGCCCGAGCTCGATGCGAATCTCGGGAACGTCGGTCGGATATATACAAAAAGGATTTACTGGAAAGATGACGGGAAGGTCGAGCACGAAGAGGGGAAGAAGAAGGACTGGGGAAACGTTCGCGACTGGACGAAGCATTACATTTACAACTGTCGAGACACTACGGGAACGTTTGAAGCAAGTCTTGCGCAGCGAAAGGATCTCGCCGAACGCGGCCTTGAGTCGTTTTATTCTGGGTACCTTCAACGGCTCGTCCCCATTGCACGTGAAATGTGTGCAGTCGGAATGCCCCTCGGACTCGAAGACCGGGACGCGCTCCGGATCGGAGCGGAAGCAAAAGTCGCCTCCCTTACGAAAGACTTCCAGGAGAAGGTCGGATCCGAAGTAAATCCGAACTCTCCGAAGCAAGTCCTCGCCCTTCTCAAACAGGGCGGAGCGACGATTCCGAAGAAGTACGACAAGGCGAGCGGCGCATATAAGGAGACTGCAGATGCGAATGCGATTAAGAAGATACGTCTTAAGAAGGATCTTCCGGGACTCGCCGAGCTACAGGAGATTAAGTCCCTCGGGAAGGCACTGTCCTCCTACATCAACTTTGAACCACGACCAGACGGGCGCCTCTCTTATTCACTCAACATCACAGGCACTGAGACTCTTAGATGGAGTGGAGGCAAGGACCCATGGGGAAGAGGCTTCAACATTCAAACGATCCCCCGGGAGGGCGGCGATGTCTCAATCAAAAGTATGTTCGTGGCTCCGGAAGGTCACTCCTTCCTTGAAGTTGACCTCCGGCAGGCTGAATCTCGCTTCGTCGCCTACGACAGTGCTGACAAATCACTCATTGATATGCTCGAAAGTGGGGCAGACGTTCACTCTCACGTTGGCAATGCAATTCTCAAGCAGATGGGTAAAGATCCAGCTCTCGTTCCCAAGGAGGAGTTTAAGTCAACGTGGAGACAGCTCGGAAAAAAGGCCGGTCACGGACTGAACTACGGAATGAAAGCGCGGGTCTTCGTCGAGACCGTCTTCAACGAACTCGACATGGTCATCACGGTGAAAGACGCCGAGGCGATCACTGCGGCCTACTACGGGCTCTTCCCCGGAATCCCGCGTTGGCATCGCTGGATCCGGAACGAACTATACACGAAGAGAAGACTCACTGCGCCGTCCGGGTGGGAGCGTTACTTCTACGGCCGTCCCGGAGATGACATGTTCAAGGAGGGCTGCGCGTGGCGACCACAACATACGATTCCGTGGATTACGAATTCACTCGCCCTTGCGCTCTGGGCAAGACGAAAGGCCGAAGGCCTGGGCTTTCATTTCATAACGCAGGTGCATGATTCCTTGATCCTTCTCGTCCGGGACGAGAGCCTGAGGGATGTCAGTCGAGTTTGCCTCGATCACATGTCGTGGCATCCGAAGGTGGAGCTTCCTGGGGGGACGCTCCTAATTCCGACCGAATGCAAAGCGGGGAAGAGGATGAGCGAACTCGAGGAGATTCATCCGGACTGATAAGCAGAGAACAACGGGGAGGGGGAACACCATGGCAGACAGCAAGAAGCCCGAAATTACAGAAGAGCAGATCGAACGCCTGATGAATCAGGTAATGGTCGAGGTGCTAAGGGAGAATCAGGCGGAGATCGTCCGCAGAACGCATGCGAAAGTTCGCGCACTCGGGGAAGAAGAGAAGAGTGGCGCGTAATTTTCCAGACTTCCTCGATGCGTATTTCGAATACGCAAGGGATGGATTCGTTCCCGACCGGTTTCATCAGTGGGTAGGGAAGTCGATCGTCGCAGCAGCTCTCGAACGGAAGGTCTCCCTGCCGCAAGGACGGATTCACCACATGCCGAATATTTACGTCATGCTCGTGAGTCATCCGGGCGTGGGGAAGAGTACGGCAATGGACGCAGGGATGGACCTCGTTGAGGGACTTCGGAAAGAGTTCAATCCGAACTTCAAGATCATTCCGAATCAGGCGACGGAGCCCGCACTCATCGACCTGATGAAAATTACCGAGCGCGTCCCGATCTCTCCGACCGTACTCTACCCGCACTCTTCGGCCTACTTCACCGCGAGTGAAGCCTCGGCTTCCGCACTCCAGAACACCTGCGGAGATTTCGTCGCAGCACTCACTGCATTTTACGACTGTCCGAAATGGTTCCGGAAGAAGCTCAAAGGAGAGCCCGAGCCAACGGAGATCGAGAACTCCTGCATGAATCTTCTCGCAGGTGCGACGTTCAATTACCTTAAGACTCTCGTGAATGAGCAGTCGGTTCTCGGTGGATTCGCCTCTCGCCTGATCTACGTGACTGAGTCGACGAGGCAAGTTCGGGAAATCAAATGGGGCGAGACGAGAGAGCTCGACTCACGAATGGGCCGGAAGCTTCTCGAAGATCTCGCGGAGATCAATCGACTCGTCGGACCAATGAAGCCCTCGCCCGGATGGATCTCTCTCTTCGAAGCGTGGCAGCCGCAGTTCGATCAGTACCTCATCGATCTAAAGTCCGAACGACTCGAAGCGATCATGTCACGGAAGGGAACGAATCTCATTAAACTCTCGATGCTCTACTCGATCAGTGAGTCGAATTCCCTCCGCGTCGAGGAGAGGCATTTCGAGAAGGCGCTCGCGACGATCGAAGACGCATACAAGGATAATCCGTCGATCATTGCAGCTGCTGCGATGGCGGATCGAAACTCGCAGAACGGAACGAATCAGATGATTGCACAGACGATTAAGAAAGCAGGCGGAACGATTCCGCTTCAGATTCTCCGGATGCAAACGCTCGGTTCCGGAGTTGCGGTCGCCAATCTCAAGGAGACGATCGAGTACATGACGAATTCAGGCTGGCTCAGTCATGATACCGCGACTGGGCAGGTTAAACTTCTCATCGATCCGGACCGATATCTCTAGGATCTTCTCGGAGACCTGATCGATCTGGCAGATCATAAGGACCTTCCGCTTTCGTCCGAGAGAGTCCGCGAGTTCCTGAAGGTCTTCCTGTCGCCAGAGGGGGAGTTTGTGAAACTCCTCCCGGACTGACGAATTGAAAAATTCCATCATTGCTCGCCCTCGACGGAGAGACGATTCCGGATGTCTGCCCGGGCTCCGCGCTTCATGAGGTCTTTCCCTACGTCAAGTACGTCGTTGACCTTCGACTTTGCAGCGCGGGCCGAATTGTAAATCGACATGAGTTCCTCGACGTTCTTCGCAAGGGTGCGCTTCTGCGGACCGGAGAGTTTCATTCCAACGACATACTTCTCCCAGCCGTCACGATTGAGAAGTTCTCCGACGGCCTTCTTCTCCCCCGTGTTCAGGCGAAGAAGTCCTGCGACCCCATTAAGTGTCTTGAACTTAATATTCGCAAGAAGACCCATGGTCGCATCGGCTGCGGCTTTCCCCGCCTGTGCATTCGTTACGTCCGCTCCCGCTCGGATCTGCTGCTCTTCGATCCTCTTTCCGACGGTGAGGAGGTTTCGAACCGTGTCCATGTTCGGACCGGGTCCCTTCGTCTTAAACACTTCATTGATGAAGTCCCGTCCGTAGTTCTTCTCGAGGTCCGAGAGAAACTTTCCTGAATTCACTCGCGTCTTCCCATCCGCTGCATGTTTAATCATGAACTGATTGAGCATCTCTTCTTTGAGGGCGCCGATCTCGGCGGACTCAGGTCCCGTGATCTGCTGAAGTGCGCGGAAGCGAGAGAGTGCGTCCTTCCCGGTGAGGAAGGAATTTACAATCGTCTTTCGAGTGACGTCTCCGCGGAGGACGTTCGTGAGCTCTTCACGGCTCTTCCGGAGAGTTCCGAAGTCGTCCATCACGCGGTCGAAGAGGACTTTATCCTCTGGTCCGAGAACGGACTTGATCATCTCCCGTCGGTGAGTGCGAAGATCTCCCGTGATCTTGCCGAGAACGGCTCCGGCCTGCGTCCCCCGGTAACGGTCCGAGAGTGGACCGAGACGAGTGATCAGTCGCTCAACGTCCGGAAGTCGCGCTTCATTCCCGCGTGAGATGTATTGTCCGTAGTCATTCAGTACATTGATCAATCCGCGGGCCTCACTCGCATCCTTAAGTCCGAGACGTCCCGCAACTTCATTCGCATCCTTCGGCGGAACCCATTTCACACGTTCGATCTTATTCGCTTGCTGTAGTGCGCCCATTCGTTCGACCGAACCGGGGGATCCGGCACGGGTTACGGACTGGAGCTGCACTCGCTTCGGCTGAAAGCCCATTTCACGCATCGTTTGTGTAACGAGATCGGAAGTCTCAGCCGGAAGCTGCTGCTTTTGTCCTTTGAGCGCTGAGAGGGCCTGTGCCCGGTACGCACCAATCTGCTTTCCCTCTGCGCGGTCAAGCGTCTCGACTGCATTCGTGAGCTTCGAGGCGAGCTGCCCTTCGGGAACGGGACCTGCAGGATTAAACCTGCGTCCGATCTCTCCGATCGTATTTCGAAGAGCCTCTCCATATCCTTCTGCAAACTCCATTTGTTTATTTAGGAATTCCGGATTGTCTTTCGCTTTCCCGGCAAGTTCGAGAACTTTCGGTGAATCGGGCTGCACCTGATTGAGGGTGAGTCCGACGTTGAGGCCCTCCTTCTCGAGTGCGTCCGCAGCTGCAAGGACTTCTTTCGACTGCTTCGAGAGTGCGACGACTTCCTTCTCGCCCGCTTCTCGCGCAGCTTTGTATGCGAGAGATCCGGGGATTTTCTTCGCAATCGCTCCGACAATCTTCCCGCCGACGACGGGGAGAACGGCCTCAGCGCCCATTCCGATCATATTCTCCGTTCGGAGGTTCCGCTCCGGATCCTGTGGAACTCCTGCCATCTCCGCAACTTTATCCGCGAATGCATTCGCAGCAGGGACTGCGGCGACTCGTCCGGCGATAGCACCGGCTGCGGCCCCTGCGGGAATTGTCGCCGGAGCAGCGGGTCCGCCCGCTGTTCCCATCGCTGCGCCACTCGCGAAGCCCATTGCCTCAGCGGGGAGCATCGCTCCCTCCTGGACGATCTCACGACCGAAATCCGGAATAATATCCGCGATGAGTTCGAGAGTCCCCGGATCAAGCGGACGAAGCTTCTCGCCCTTCTCCCGGCGGTAGTAAATCTTCCCGTTCCTCTCCGCAACATTCTCATTCCCGTACTTCTTCTGCAGGAACATGACCTTCTCTCGGTCATTCGCTGCGAGTCCTGCCTGAAGTCGGTCCATGAAGTTCTTCGGATTGAATTGGTCGAGATTCGCCTGGACGAATCCGGGCTCCTCTGCGAACTGCTCCGCTCCCGGGCGCTGCGGCTCCTGGGGCATTTCGGTTCCACCTTGCGGGTCGAACTGAGAGAGGAAAGCATCTGCGGTTCCCGCGGGCGTCGCCTGCGGATCGGGCATTGCCGAGGGCTCTGATGCAGGCATCCGCGGAGCATCGAACGACGAAAGGAAAGAGGAGACCTGATCCTGCGCTTCCGCGCCCGGAACGGGAGCCTCGAGAGATCCGGGTTTCGGTGCGGGTTGTCCCTTTACTGCTGCCATCTTATTTCACTCCAAGTGCTTTTTTCACCACGCTTAGGTCGACGTCGAATTTCGCTGCGAGTCCCTGAAGCGCCTTCATTTGTTCATCCGGCGGCATCCCCTGGAACTGCTTCTTCTGTGCGTCGTTCGGGGAGAATTTCGCTCCTCCTCCGCCGCCCGACTTCTTCGCCGAACGCTTCATGTATCCATCCGCCGAGAACTGCTCGACAGCGCTCTGGTAGGAATTAGATTCCGCTTCGATTTCCTTATCGAGCTTCTTCATGTTCTCGTCATTGCTGAGGCGAGGATCGATTGCCTGATTGTAAATCTGATTGATTTGATTCTCCGTCGGATTCGGATCTCCCGTGCGCATCTTCACGTTGATCGAACTTCGCACAGTATCGATAAGGGCTTTCGCCTTTGGGTCGATCCGCGCAAGTACATCGAGGTTCGCTCCGTACGGAATATTCTTAAACGCGGTTCCGAACTTCACATCACCATTCTCAAGTGCCGCCCGAACTTCACGAAGTTTCGCGAGTCGAGACTTCGCACCGGCTTCTCCTCCCGCTGCCTTGAACGCAACGAAAAGCTCTCCGACCTTCTTCTTCCGGTCGACTTCCGGCGCGGCATCTTGCCCCTGAATCTGTTTACCCATCGCCGCATCCGCCGCAAGCTTCTGACGATAAGACTTCCCTTCCTCGGAGGCCGCAAACTTATCCGCATCCGCTAGGGCAGTTCCAAATTCATTCACCGTCCGTTTAAGCTCCTCCTGCCCGCCGAACTGGGCAAGCTTTGAGGCATCCATGAAGGAGGCGAGCTTCTCCGGATCCGAGAGTGCTGAGAGGGCGTCCGCATACTTAATTTCCCCGGACTGAATCTTCGACTTCAGATAAGCGGGCATCAAGGGTTCTGCCGCGAGCATTTCCTGCGCGACGGGGTGAATCTTATCTCCGAGTCCGAGTGCATTGATTCCCTGCGGAATGTAATTCTTAATGAAGGCTTTCCGTGCCGCGCCCTCTGGCATCTTCGCGGCTTGCTCATACCACGAACCGACCTTCTCGACTTTCTGAAGTTCAAGTTGCTGCTTCTGCTGCTCGATTTGCGCACGCTGGTTTTGTATATTCATCGCAGTCTGAGCGAGATCTGCTCCGGCCTTGAGGTTCGCGCCCGACTGTTCAATCCCTTGATCCGCAGACTGGACGAGCATTTGTGCAATCGTTGCCATTATTTTTTCCCCTTCGACGCTGCCTTGATCATTTTCATTTCCTGCATCTTCACGTTGAACTTCGCCTCTTTGTCGAACTCCTTAAGTATCGAATCGATCCCGGGGAGATTCTTATATCCGTCGCCGAATCGATTTCGGAGTGCCGACGTCAAACGGAGTCTCCCTACGGGAGAAAACTCGAGCTTCGGCATTTTCTCTCCGAGGAGAGTTCCGAGATCACTCAGCGAGAGGTCCTTCGACTTCGCTTTCGATCCGCCCGATCCCATGAGTTCATTCAGTGAGGCCTTCTTCATTATTCCGCCTTAGCTTGCGTAGTAAGTTCCTGCTGCCGATTTAGTTCCGCCTGTCGCAGGCTTCGCTGCTCCACCCGCCGCGGACATTCCGCCTGTCGCATACGCCATTCCCGCACCGATCATCTGCTGCCCGAAGGCTGCATCCTGTTTTCCTCGGAGGACGTCGCCCGTGTACTGAGCACCTGCCGTATCGGTGAGCTGTCCGCTCGCCCGGTTAAGCATGTCCGCTTGCTGAAACTGAAGTCCCGATCCGCCCTGACCGTACTGACTTCGCGCGCCGATCGTTTGATTAATGTTCGGGCGAAGTGCGCTGAACTGCCCCGCGGTTCCGCCGAGAAGTTGAAGTGCCGACTGCTGCTGTCCCGAGAGGAGGGAGTTCGTCTCGGAGTCGAAGCGCGTGAGCGCCTGGATACCCGCGGTCGAAGTCTCCGCACCCGGTCCCATCTGCTCACGGAGCCGATTGAGGAGTTGCGCACGCTGCTGATCGCGCTGCGCTTTAATCGGTGCGAGGGTCGAAGAGGACTCTCCACGAAGGAGCTTCAGCGCCTGCTGACTTGCTTCCATGATGGTCGGATCGATCTGCGAGACGAGTTGCTCCTGCCGTCCGAGCTCTCGCTCCTGGTTCTGTAGGTCCTTCTCAAACTGCGCAATCCCTTGGGTCGTTGCCATGTCTGTGATGGACTTTATGGTTCCGTAATTCCTCTGTGCCTGCGCCTGCTGCGCCATTGCCGCATCTTCTGCGGCACCGGCTCCGCCGTCACCGAAAATAGTCCTTTGTATACCGCCGAAAAGTCCACCGCCGCCTTCGCCGCCCATCTCAAACCTCCCCTAGATCTTTCATCATGACAATCTTCCCCGACTCCGTCGAATGCAAACGAAAGCCGTATGCAAGGTGCGCACTGAGTGAGCTCTCCGCTCCCGGAAGTCCCGGCCATACATACCCGACGAGTGCCTTGCACTGTTGCTGACGGGCGGTCGCTGCGACCTCATCGACCAATGTCCAGGCTCGCCGTCCGCGCCGTTCCTCCGGCACCACGTAGATGTCGAACATTTCGCAGACTCCGCCCGTGATTTTATACGAGACGAAGCCCCATCCGGTCTCTACGACCTCATGCCCGAGTCTCTCCTTGACGTATGCAGACCAAAGGCTCATGGCATCCATCCCGTGACGACATAGCGGAGACGGAAGCTAAAGGTCGCATACTGTCCCGCAAGACCGTAGTTACTGCTGCCATCGAGTGTATTTGGATTCGATGCATCAATGGAAAAGAGACGGAATTGATTCGCATCATATGCAGATGCAATTCCGCTTGCTCCCATTGTCACGTTTCCATAAGTCATATAACAAGACCCTATCTGATTCGTTGACCGTCCGTTTGAATTCTGTGCAATTGCGGTCGTGAAGAAACTGACGTAAGTGCTGTCAATTGGGAGGTTCGTCGGAACGCCAATGAGGTAGTTCCCCGATCCAGCCGTTCCCGCGACCGTTTGAGCATAAGCTCCGTAAACATCGGCATAGATTCCATCGCGCGCCCACATAATTGTGTCAATCGCAGTTGTTCCTTTAGTCGGGGGAGTCGTAATCGCACCGATTGTCATAGTACCTACGACCGTGACTCCGGTTTTTGAGTGCCGATAATGAACGGCGTAGGCCGTTCCGGTCGAATAAATCCCGAGGATTTCTCCGCTCGTGTACATCGGGAAAGTATTTGCAGCGCCGACTAGCTCACCGTTAAATCCTGCGACCGTATGCACCTGAGTGAGCCTCCTCGCGCCGTGGACGATACGAAAGCCTTGTCCCTTCTCTTTCGCCGCCGTCGGGAGGTAG